GCCACTTATGGAAGTGACGTAAATATGGGTGCAATGAACCCGTATGTATCTTGGATGAGACAGTCGGGCGGTACGGGTCAGATGACCGTACCTCAGTTGGCTTTAACCCTTTCTCGCACTTTCCCACAGTTGTCGTATAGTAGGGCGATTACCGTCGCCACGGCTATTAAGAATTCGATGCAGTGGGGTGGGCATTGAAATAATTTGATTTTTGTCGCAAGATTTCGCGTGTGCGACTTGTGTTTTTTTGATTAGGAGATTTAGAAAATGAGTGAAGCACTTATTCAGCATCTTGTCGATTCCGGCATCGATGGGGAAAAAGCACAAGAAATCGCTGCTTCTTTTCCCGCCGAAGGCACGGAAGAAACTTTTGACAAAGACGCTCTTACAAAAGCGTTGGTCGAACTTAGAGAAACTTTTGCTAATGGCGAAGAGGACGATTCCGAAGCGGTTCAAAGTGATTTTGAGCTTGAAGCTGACGACGAAATCTATGATGACCAATCCAGCACTGTTGCTGCGATTGCCAAGGGCGCAGACGCCATCTTGGAAGAAACGCGCCATCATAACCAAGTTATTTCGAAAGCTCTTATTCTGATGGGCGAACGAGTTGCAAGCCTTGAGAACCATTTGAGCGCGGATCGTGGTCAAATTGCCAAGAGTCTTAGCGCCGTTGCGGACAATCTTGCCGAGCCGAATCCGGTAAAAGCACTGATTGACCAATCGGGCGTTATTCCCTCTCCCGGCGATACGACGGGGACGCCAACTCGATTTACTCTGATTTCTAAAGCCCTTGATGAAATGCAGACTTCTACGGATTCACAACGCACACAGCACCTTAGTCGGGCCGTGTCGCTGCTTGAGTCCGGTGCAGATCCTAGTTTCATTGCCGATTCTTATAAACTTGTTGTGAGCAACTAGGAGGCCCACCGATGTTTTCCATTCCTCAAATGAACGATATGATCCCGGTGGGTGATCTCCAAGCACTGAATTCGGCGCTTAGAAAAGCCGCAACCGGCGACGTTGGTTATCAAGGTGTCGCTTCCACTACAGGTGGCGAGACTGGCGGGTTGTCTGCCCTTGTTCCCCAATCTATTGAAGGGACATTGGCGAGTGCAACTTATACGATGAAAGAGCTTGCTCTTTGGCCAGCCATCCCAAAACGCGCTGTTGGACAAACGGTTCATGAATTCTCCGTGATCAACGATCACGGTTTGGACATGGACCCCTTCATCTCTGAAGGCGCTGGAGGAGCCAACAACAAGAGTTCTTATACCAGAAAATTCATCAAAATCAAGTACCTAGCCGAACGTCGGGAAGTTACAGACGTGGCGACAATGGTTGGTTTGATCGGCAATAACAGCAACGCGCTGGCTGAAGAAACTGAGCGTGGAACTTTGCGCTTGATGCAAAAAGTTGAACAGCAGTTGTGGCACGGCGACGAGGCTAATACTGCGACTACCCATTTCGACGGTGTTATCAAGCAGATTACCGATGGCGCTCCCAAAAATGTGACGGATCTTCGTGGTAAGCCTATTACTCCGAATCTCTTGCAAGAGGTTTTGGGCGATTTGTACGCGGCCCCGAAATTCGGGCGTCCTGATAAAATTTGGATTGAGCCAAGGGTTCACGCCGATTTGATCAAGCAGTCTGTTGTTTATGGTCGTCATGACCAGCTTCAAAGCTCCGATGGTGCTTTGACCTTTGGTCATCGTGACTTGAATATCATGGCTCCATACGGCTCTGTACCGTTGGCAGCGGCTCCGTTCTTATTTGAGGCGCACACTCCTCCCAATGATGGAGAGTCGCACGCAGGCGATGCTTCGGCTGCGGGAACGGCTCCTGCTACTCCAACGGTTACAAATTCGACAAGTGGCGCGAATGCCGCTTCGCTGTTTACGGCGGCGGATGTCGGATTCTATGGCTACAAATTTGTACGCTATAATGATTCCGGTTTCAGCGCGGAGGGCGCTACCGTTTCGTCCGGTACTGGAACAATTGACCACGGTGAGGTAAGCGCGGCTGGAGAGAGTGTGACTATCACAACGAGTGGCACGACGGACTGGAATTATATGAAGGTCTATCGAAGCGCAAAGGCTGCGACGGAAGCTGCGGTTGATATGGATACCTGTAAATTCATTGGTCAGGCCAAAAGAGCAGATGGTGCCGCCATCGCTTTTGTTGACCACAATGATAGTATTCCGGGTACGTCAAAAATCGTGCTAATGCAGATGGTGCCTGAAATTGTGGAGTTCGCACGCTTACTCGATTTCTTGCGTAGACCGTTAGCAGAAGTTGCTACTACGAAGCCCTTTCTCCTTATGTTAATGGGTTCACCTATCGTCAAAGTTGCGACAAAATGCGCCGTAATCAAGAATGTAGGTCTGAGTTCGTAGCGGCTAAAGGTTGGTTTAGAAAACCCAATAGCTTTTTGAAACCATAGGAGGAGAACCGATGGCGTGGAAGCATGCGAGTTTGAAAGATTGTCGATATGGCGTAGATCGTGAGACGTACCAACTCGACAAAGACGGGTTTCTAACGACGGAACCCAGTGCGGAAGCGGCGTCGGTTCTTTTTCGGCATCCTCAGTGGATGGACGTGGACAGACCGGCACCAAAGGCCGAAAAGCCTGCACCAAAGGCCGAAAAGCCTGCATCGAAAGAAAAATCAGCGCCGTTTGCAAAGGCAAAAACCAAAGCAGCGGCTAAAAAGAAATAGGGAGATAGATCATGGCTGCTCTGACAGATGCAGAAACGACAATCTTGGAGAAAGTAACGACTGCAAACGGCAAACGTGCCGATTCCGCAGATCCGGCACGAGATGAGCTTGGTAAATTGGGTCAAGCCCTTGGTATTTTGTGCGAAAAGCACTCTTCCAATGGCCAAGCCGACCATATTGCCACCCCGACAGACGAAGCGTCCAACGTCGTTGCGATTACCGCGATTCTTGTCGTGCTTGAACAAGCAGGGCTTACAGCCTCTTCCTGATCATTAGGATATGGGAGATGGCTTATTGTGGCAGACCTGTATGATGAACTTACGGCGACTTGGCTGAAGGAAAAGTATCTTCTAGGCGTTGACCTAACGCTGGATGATGGGTCAGCTTATCCCGATTCAATTTATGATCACGCGCTGCGCTCTGCGGTCGCACACATTGAACACGATCTTGGAATCAGCATCAACACGGTGCCGATCAAAAACGAGCAGCACGATGCAATAGATCAAAATCGATTAGCATGGTGGCCCTTTCGTTTGGATTTCAGGCCGGTTCAGACCGTCACAAAGTTAAATATTCAGTACGGAAGTTTTGCGCCGGTCGATATCCCGGTCAGTTGGGTACAACTTGTCTCCCCAATTCATGGTCAAATTCATTTGATTCCTTCGGAAGAACAGTTGGGTTCCTATATGTTTCGTGCTGGTATCCCGCTGATTTCGGGTGATATTTTTCAACCCGCGTCGTATGTCCCCGGTTATTTTCGTTTTGATTACACTACCGGGTTCGAATTTGCAGAAGGAACGGTTACTTTGCCTTCCGGGGCGACTGAGGTGGCCGTTCTTTTTGCGAGCGACGTTTCTGTTGCATCGTACAGCACAACCGTGACCTACACAGATCAACAAGGCGGCGGGGCGCTTTTTACAAGTGTAAAAACACATTCTGGTTTTACAATCAAAGCCGCTTCTGCACCGACCGCCGCTGCTACGATTTCATGGAAAATTAGCACCGTCGAAGAGGATCTAAAAGCGGCAATCGGCATGGTTGCAGCCTTGCTACCTTTGGACGTGGCTGGCGACCTTATCGCAGGGGCCGGTATCGCCACAATTTCTACGTCAATGGACAGCCTTTCACAGAGTCTTGGAACAACGTCGAGTGCAACAAATTGTTTGACCTCCGACACGCGCATTGTGCTGGCTGACGGAACACGTCCCACCATCAAAGAGCTAGTAGGCGTCAAAGAATTCGAAGTGGCGTGCGTGGACGAAGACGGCAATCAAATCGTTGGCACAGGCCGCGATGCCAGAGAAACGCTTTTCGAAGACGTTTGGGAAGTCCGTTTATCCAACAGCGAAGTGGTGCGTTGCAGCGAAGACCACCCGTTCCGGCTTTTAGATGGGGTTTATGCGCCAGCAAAAGACCTTCGTTCCGGTATGTCGCTAACGCCGTGCCATCTTGCCGTTGATGATCGCCATCTTTTTGTTGTCTCTGCGTATTCTACGAAAGAAAAAGAGCAGCTTTACGACATCACAGTAGATACCCACCACAATTTCGGCATTGGGCAAGGCGTGATTGTTCATAATTCGGGCTACGGTGCTCGTGTGTTGCAGCTAGAACGACAGTTGAAATCTTTTATGCCTTCCCTTCGAGCCAAGTACAAACAAATCCAATTGGCGGCGATCTAATGGAGCTTCCGGCAAGAGAGCCGACGAAGCTCCGTCCACGCGTAGACCTTATACCAGAGCAGTTTCGGAAAATCGTTTTCCAGCGCGGGTTACAAATGTCATGGGAACAAGCAGCACAGTGCCCGTGTCGTCGAAAATCTTCGGACCTAACAACCGGTTTCTCTCTAACTTCAGCGTTGCCAACAGGCACAACAAGCGCGGAGCCTCGTGTGGATTGCGTCATATGTAAAGGCAAGGGGCATTTGTATCATTCCAAGCAAACGATTCAAGCGGTCGTTACACGGGCAACCGATAAGCCGCAAATGTTCGGTCAGTTTGGAGAATACTCACGCGGCATGGTGTCGTTGACACTTTTGCCGGAACACGTCCCCGGCTTTTGGGACCGCTTTACGATTTTGGATACAACGCATGTGTATCGAGAAACACGAAAACGAACCTCTAACGTAGTTGAAGAAACAAGATTTCCAATTGTGTCGCGTAGTTTGGATCTTGAAACCGGAGTAACGCAGATTGGGCTTTTGCATGTCATTCGTTCTTCCGTAAACGGGGAAGTGACGGCAAGCGACACGCTAACGGTGGGGATCGATTTGGTCATTACTACCGAAGGCAAAATTGACTGGACATTAGGGATTGCGAACGGGAAAGCGCCGGTCGAAGGAAGCCATTACTCAGTCGCCTATTATGCCTCTCCAAGATATGTGATTGTGGACTACCCGTATGCAAGCCGAGACACCTATGTTAAAACGAAACAAGCGACCGCAACATTCACGCCTTTGGTTGTCAACGCGATGGCGCGGTTGGAGTTTTTGGCCGATGGGGGGACGGAATAATGGCTAAAGCGGGGCGACGTAGCCGGATTGACTTGAAACTGTCTGATTTTGGCTTTGATAAGAAGAACAGATTGCGGCGTATGCGCCGGATTGCCGATGTCGTGATAGCAGAATGGAAAGCAGAAGCCCGACTAGCTCTGAAATCGTCCTATAGCGACTATGTAAAAAGCATTACTCCGGTTGAGATTAGCGAACACAGAGTCATTATTGATCTTCCCGGCGACGATGTGCCCGATAACATCTCTACGCTTGCTCGAATCGTTGAATTCGGGATGGGGCCGGGGGGAATTGGCACGACAGGCGCATACGATGTCCGAACATTTTTGCTTCGACGGTCAACAAGCAACATTAGAACAGGCAAAAATGGTCCGTATGTCCGTGTACCGTTTGAAAGGAGCCTCGCGGCAATTCAATCTACCGCAACACGCGGCAAAAAAAGCGCCGCTGTGGATGCCGTAAAAAACCTGACCGCAACAGTTACCCGAGACAACATGACGACCAATTGGGGAGAACGTCTGTCGGCAGGGTTTGCACACGTTCGAGTAAACCCCACGACCGGAATCCCGCACAAGACCGATTACCTGCACGGCATGATTCGAAAAGCGTCCAAGGGGTCAACGGCTTCTGGAGGGGGTCAGACAAGCGGGTTTGGGACATTTAGAACGGCATCTTGGGCCGGAAACCCTTGGATGTCCAAAGGCGTTACCCCGCGAAAAATCGGTGAGAAAATCCAAAGAAAACTTCATAAAATAATTCACGAGATGGTGTAATGAAAAAGAACACCATTGCGGTAACAGTGGCGCTAATTACTGGTTTGGCCGGTGTGACAACAGCCGTTGTCAATCGATGGAGCCCTAATGAGCCGGGTGCCGAGGCCGTGTATGGAATTACCAAAGAGGCGGTGTCCGAAATATCGATTGATGTGGATGAACTGGAAAGCCGCGTCCAGATTCTTGAAGCGAAGTTGTTGAAGATAAACAAACGAAAGAGGAAAAGGCGCGTGCCCCTGCGAACACGGAGCAGTATGCCTGACACATACCAGAATATGCGGGTGGTCGAATAGTGTCTGGGCTTCTTGATATGCACTCGGTAATGGCACTCCAAAACGGGTGGCGGGATTACGCGGATTCTGTGACGCATTTCAAAGCGTTGTTCTACGGCATAGATGAAACCGTTGTAACCAACTGGCACACGGAATTGACAGCAAAAGACCCTGTTTTCCGAATCTATGGAGCGCCTTCGGTAGAAAGATTTCCTCAAGTGGTTGTCAAACTGCTTTCGGAAGGCATGGAACAAGAACCCTTGGGCGGGTACGCATACACAACGACGACGGGGACATGGCCGACGGGTACGGCTACCCATGTTGAACAGTTCATTGTAAAACAAAATGTGGAAATTACAATTGCTACAAAAAACGCGGAATTGACCCGCGCTTTACACGTTGCCTGTCGAGCAGTCATGCAGCGCGCTCGACGCGCTTTTATTAAAGCCGGATATCAGGATTTGAGTTACACTGGGACCGACCAGCTTGATCCGCAAGAAGAACTTGCAGCGGAGGAATTGGGCATCTACATTAGGAGGCAGAATTATGAAGCATCGAGCTTTGTAACCGTTCCGCGTGTGGACGAAGAGATTGTGAACAAGAAGTGGTTTGTACTTGAAGAAAACATCAAAACGACAGCAAACCCTGATGCCGGGGAAACAAACGCTCACGGACAAACGATCCCAGATCGTCAAATTGACGACGCAGACGGTGCCGAGGGCGGCGTAACGATAGACGACTCTTAGTCGGAGGAAGAAGAAATGCCATCATCATTGAATTTGAGCGGTCTAAAAATATATCGACCGGGGGTTTATTCCGTTATTGATGCCTCTGCGCTGGGAGGCAAGGGTGTCTCGACCGGCAATGTCGCTATTGTTGGCGATTTTCCGATGTTCGAACAAGCTGAACCTCTCACGTTCACAAACTCAAAAGCGGTTTCTGATTACTATTCCGCAGATACCGAACTGGGTTTGTTGGCGAGGCTCGCGTTTTCGCCTTCGAACGACCCACAGGTTCCCGGTGGCGCTTCTACGCTCACGTTTCAAAATGTTCGCAGCACAACCCAAGCATTTGCAGTGCTCCAAAACAACGCCGTCAATTCGGTAAAGGTTTTGGCAAAGGTCTGGGGCAAAGCAGGAAAGAAAACCCTTATCGGGATCAAGGAAAACGCTACCGACTCGAATGGCCGGGATTTCGCGGTTTCACGAGACGGCCTAACGGAAAACTTCACCAATGTTCAAAGCGGTGTTTTGGGCAATGTTGAATATACGGGCACGAATCTTAATAAATCGGTGCTTACGGCAACTCCCGGCAACTTGAAACTGACTTGGGAAAAAGTGATTGTTTGTAACGGCACGGATGATGCGATTACTCAAGCAATGACCGATATTGTCAACGATTCTACGGCAACGCTTACGTTTGCAACGACAGAGGACGACCAAGATGTCCCAGACACCGTTCTTACTATCACGGGCAAAGATACCGATGGGGCCGATAAAACAGCAGCTTTAACAATGTCAGCGGCGAATCCGGGGGTCACACAGACCTTGGCGGCAAACGGGTTTGCAACCATTTCGGAATTGAAAGTAGATCCGGGTGCCAATTCCTCAGTATCGTTTACGATTTCCGGCACCGCTTTTGATCTTGATACTGCCGATTTTCCAACAGTCGGGGATGCGTTCACACAGATCAATTTGAGCAGCAACAAAAATTGGAAGGTTACGGTTAAAAGCCCTGAGACTTTCAGCATCCCGCTTACAGACCTCGACACTGCATCGGGTGCTAATGTTGCCACCGATGCGGGAAATGGCGGGGCGGTGGCCCCTCTTCGTTCCGACCTTCGCAGTGTCCTTAGCGCGCTCAACACAAGCAAGTTGATCACGGCAGAACGTAGTTCCGGCGCAACGGGGCCTCCAGACAAGTCAGCCGCCTTTGTAAACACTCCACTAGAATCGGGTGGTACAGAAGGTACCAGTATCGCCAGTACCGATTGGGAAACGGCGCTAACCAAGATTGCCGACAAAGACGTTCAGATTGTCGTTTTGTTTACAGACAACGCCACAACACAGAAATTGGGTATCGCGCACGCGAAAGAGTCGGCACTTTTCGGCTACGAGCGAAATCTTTGGGTAGGTGCTCCCAAGGACAAAACACTTACTGAGTTGTTTGATGAGCATTCTTCTGTGCTCAACACGCGACACATGGCAGTTGTTGCCCAAGAAATCCAAATTCCAAACCTGAAGGGTACTTTGGTTTTCAAGGAGCCGAAATACTTGGCCGTAATGATGGCCGGTATGCAGGCCGGATCTTCGATTGCAATGCCGCTTACATGGAAGCGCCCCAATGTCTCGGATGTTCGCCAAGATTGGCGAGAGAACCTAGACGCGGGAGAAGCGATTCAGAAGGGCATTTGCGTGCTTAGCCGGGACAACCTCGGTTGGCGGGTAGAACGCTCCGTTACGACCCACCTTGAGGACGATAACCCGATTTTTTCCGAAGTAAGTGCTTTCGAATCGGTCAACACGTCGGTTCGTGACTTGCGAGCTAAATTGATTGGTCAGATTGGAAATCCTGTTATCGCAGGCACGGCCTCTCGAATGGTGGGAGCCGTTGAAGCGCGATTGGATAAGCAAGTCAAAGACGGGATTATCAAAGCGTTTCGTAATGTGTTTATTGAAGATTTGGGTGATACTTTCAATGTTCACTACGAGGTTGCGGCTGTTGAGCCTCTTAACTTCATTGTGGTTACAGCACACGTTGTTCGAATTTCTGAATAGGTCTAGGAGGCCGCGTCATGGCAACTAACGAATACAGAGCATTTGCAGGAGCAAGAGCCAAACTTTTTATCAACGACAAGTTGGTGGGTTGGGCTACCGGCGTCAGCGGCCAAGAGACAATTTCACTTCAGCGAATTGATGTACTTGGTAATATCGATTCACAAGAAATTGAAGCGGTAAGCCGGATGGTGACGATGACCGCAGACTTTGTTCGAATTTTGAAAAACTCGCTTCAAGAGCAAGGTCTTTGGCCGAAAGGCGGCACCGCTGACATAATCAATTTTCCTGAGATGAACGCGGAAATCTACGACGATATTGACGATCAAGCGGTTGTGCGTATAATCGGGCTCAAAGCCGAATCTCGCAACTGGCGAGTTGATCGCGCAGGCGTGATGACTCAAAATTGCACTTTCCAAGGGAGAAAGATGACAGACGAGAGCGGCGTCTAATGTTAGGGGGCCGTTATGGATCTGCGGAAAATGCAGGAGCTTGGAAAAGACAAAGCTCCTGATCAATCAGAGCTTGCTTCACGCGAGCGCGTTCTTGTTATCAACTACACGTCGCCCGATGGCGAAAAATACCGTCACGAAATCGTGTCCCGAATCATGGACGGCGACGAAAGGTTACGCCAACCGATCATTGCGTCAGAATTGAGCAGGGGGCGTCCTTGGAGCAGTCTCCCGGCGGACGCACAGCTAAGGTTTAGCGCACTTTCGGCGTGTTCTGTTCAACTCAAAGACCCACCCGCGTGGCTTAACAAATGGCTAATGGAGGACAATTCACTCTTATTCGTGATCTATGCACAACTGCAAGAACACGAATCGGAGTATTTTCGATTCAACGTGGGAGCGGGCTCAGAGGATTCGGGAGATCCCCGGATTTCCGTTTCTACAGTCAAGCCTCCCGCCTCTCCCGGCGAGTGAAACCGTGCCGGGATGGTCGAACCTGAATCGAGCCGACTTACTTCTGTCGATTTTGCTTAGATTGCCAGAAGAAGAGTGGCAAAACTACAGCCGTCCTGTCATTCTTGAAGACGGGAAAGCGCCCATAACCGGCGACCCTGTTGTGGATGGGTGGGAAAAGCAATTGCTTGGCACGGGGGGAGTAGTCACCGATGGCAGAAAAGCAACATAGGACGAGAGTTGAAATCGTCGTTGATGACGATCAGGCCCAACGCGCCCTAGACTCCCTAATTCGAAAACTAGAACGCGCAAGTGACCTTGCCGCAGGCATCGGATTCGGTGGCGGCGGCGGCACAGGCGGCGGCGGTGGCACGGGCGGCGGCGGTGGTGGTGGCGGCGGACCTGCTCCCGGCCATGCTACGGGATCAACCTCTACCGGGCAGCGACTTGGGCAAGTTCTACGCGGGGGCTTGAGCATAGGGCGGGGGCTTGGGGGGCAAGTAATATCCACCATTGGTGGAATTGGTGCAATGGCCGGTTCGCTTGGCTCGGATGTCGGCGCACAGACGGAAATGGCCGGAATGCTCAGGGCACTTCCGCACCAAATACGCGCCGGGATATACGACGTAATTGCACAAACGGCGGGCGGCATGAATATGGGCGGGTCAGCCGCAGGTTTCGGAGCCAACCTCCCCGTGGGTCTCCCTGTCGCAGTTGCGGCAGTGATCGCAAGCCTAACGGAAGGAGTCCGAAAAGAGGCGATAACCGCGAAATACAAGCTACTGGCAGGCGGACAAAGACAGGCTTATGAACAATTTCAACAAGTAGGGGGTATGGAAACGCCCTTTCTAACAGCGGGTTATCTTGCGCCCGGAGGAATGGGACCGGGAGGCCACGCGGGGATGTTGGCAGGGCAGGCACGAGCGCAGGCCACGGGTTTGTCTCAAGCCGAATATATGCAAGGAATGGGCGGGTTTACGCAGGGCTATGCCATGAGCATAGGCGGTAGAGCGCCTTATGGAGCCGTGGGGGATGCTCGATACAATGCTATTGGATTAGGGGGCGGGGTGCCACGAGATGCGATGCAGAGTTTTCAAGATCAGCAAAGGATGTCCCAAGCCGGTATGCTTCGCGAAAGAGACCGCCTCAAACCCGAATATATGGGCCTGTTTGGTTTAGATCCCGGCCTAGCCGGAAGTCTAATGGGGGGATTTGGCGCTGGAATGGGCATGAGTCCAAATACCTTTGTTTCCGGTGGTGCCGGTCCCGGTGTAACAGGCGGTGCGACCGACTGGGCGGGAGGCCGTGCCGCCATGCTTCCCGGCCAAGCAGGTAGATTTACGAGCAGGATTTTGAATTATGCCCAAGAGCGCGGTTTCCGGGGCTCCCGCGCAAACGAGTGGATGGCAAGGGCGCAAGCCGGATTTACACAACTGGGAGAGCAGGGTTTAGGCGCAAATCCCGATGCAATGATGGGCACAATCAATGCGCTTGGGCAAATTGGTCAAACCGGCGGTGTTGCCGAAACAAATCTTCCCTTTGGTGGAATGAACGCCATTCGTGGGGCCTTCAAATTACGGCAAGGCGGGATTCAGGCCGCGCAGGGCTTTGCGGGACAAATGGGCACCTCTGCATGGGCGGATATGGCGATTCAAGCGTGGGCGTTTAGTAGAACTAGCGACCCTCTCAAAGCCATGGAACTTATGGAAAACTTATCGGGCGCGCAATATGCGAACGTGGTCCGGGGTCAATTGGGAGGACAAGCCGGGGGGATGGCTCTTTATGGAAAAGGCTTTACGGCAAGACAAGCACGCGGATTGTCCAGAGGCCGATTAAAACCGTTTTTGGGCGCGATGCCAGACGGTGGCGAACTGGGGCTTGGGGCGATGGGAATGACCGGCGATGAGCTTCAGGGAGCCCGACCCATTACAAGTGCCACTTCCCAAGTTGAGCTTGGTAAACTAGAATTTGCCGCAAGAAAAGAAAACGTAACCAAACTGAATGCCATGAACGTGGAGATGGGCAAAGTTGCAGAAAAAATGATGGCCCTTGGTATTGCCTCTCTGAATACAGAAGGCCCGTTGGCCACATTTGGGTTGATACTTAAGAGTATCAACGACTTACTGGAAGGCAAAGTAGATCTTAGGGGGGTTGGGCAAATCCTTACGGACTTAAAAGAGTCCACCAAAAACGGTGACGAATAAATGGGAATTGACCAACTATCCCGAATGGACAGGCCGGTTATTTCTATGTCGGCATGGGGACCGGCGGGGCTGGACGCAGTAGGGCCGTCTGAATTCGACTTTGATCATGAGGTAGAGATTTCAAAATGGGTAAGCTCTGTCACATGGTTAAAAAGCGTACAGGCTCCGTGGGAATCGATTCAACTAACGCTTCGGGTATCTCGGAAAAATTGGAGCACATTTTTCCCCGGCCACCGAAACGATGACCCCAAAAAGAAACGAAACATAAGCCGTCAACCGGGGATCGGCTGGTGGGTTACAGTCAAACTAGCACAGCCTTTGAAGACAAAGGGGAACCAACTTGTAACCATTGCATGGGGCAGGGTGGAAAGCATCCGGTTCATGATGCGGCCCGGACAAGTCGGACATGTAGAAACAGATCAAGTTGAAATCGTGTGCGGCTCTTGGATCAATCTTGTTGCGAACTCTCGACTTATTCTTGCGGCAGGCAGTGTTCAGGGAGAAAAGGGCTTTGTTTACGGGATGCGTCAATGGTCGCGTTTTATGCAAACCTTTATGAGATCTTTGACCACAAAAAAACCGGGGAAGCTCTTTGATAAACTTTGGCGCACCATGGTAAAGGTTCGCATACCCCCCGCGCTTTGTGGGGGGATAACAGACGCGCTTATCGGGGAGCAGATTCCAGTCATTTGGAATAAGAAGATGTGTGCGAAATATATTCCGACACGAACCCACCAGCAACTTGATCTTCAAGGATATGCGATCAACGCTTTTGGCGCATCAAGAGGCCCCAACGGTTCTATATTACAGCTTCTTCGTGGGGCATTTGGGGCCGATCAAAATCTAACGGAATTTTTTCCGACAATCGATTACCCGTGGAGACGGGAGGAAACGGATAAAGCGACGTTTCAAACGGCTGTGGGGAAGGCGCTAGGCGCACAGCCTGTTTTGATGTATCGAATGCGGCCTTGGCTAATACACCCTATTAATCAGAAGAGCCGAAAAGCGCAACTGAAGGACAGAAACAAAAGCGGTGAACTGGAGGGGTTTGAATACGAAAGTGTTAAGAGCACCGATTCTGAACGGACGGGGCTGTTTCAAGAGTCCACTCCGTATCACGCGGGGCAAACCAAGAAGGTAAGCGAACCCAAGGGGGATGTTACGTTCACAGCAGCAGATGCTAAAAAAGACGACGCACTCACGGGCCTTGACGCCGAAATAGCGGGAATGACCCATACTCCAGATGACATTTATGCGTTCGATTACATGCACAAGGATTCCGATAGAATCAACGGCATTTACGTTCAAACACCGATGCAGCCCAATACCACGATGCAAATGCACGGCGCTTTTGGAAAGCCTATTCTGAATCTCCATGACGCACGAAAAAACGGTCTTCGAATGTACGACATTGATTGGCCCATGTTTCCGGCAAGTGCTTCGGGTTCGACGCCACTTCTTAGGCACAAACTAAATGCGGTTGTCGAAGTGGGCGCGGAGTTTTTCGCACATGGTGAAAAGTTTGCGTCGGGTACAGCAGAATTGCGTTATAAACCATGGCTTACTCCCGGCACTTGGCAATCATTCACGCCTGCATACAGCGAAGGAACCACCGGAGGTCTTCGCATTATCGCCTATGTCGAAACGGTGATAAACAAATTTGAGGTGTCGGATGTTGGTAAAATCCGCGCTCGAACAACGGTCCAGTTTATCCGAGGGCACATTGCGATGAATGTTGAGGACACCCATATTGGATCAGATCCTTTTGGATATTCGGTAAACAGCCTTTGGGGTGAGGGGTCAGGTCTTGGGCAAGCCAACGCGGTAACTGCTACTCTCGACGCGGCGCAAGCGAACATTCCTCGGGAAGTAAAAGAGGGTATACAAGGCAAACCATCAAAGAAGGTCAAAGAATCAAAGGATACAGAAGAGAAGCTTCTAAAGAAGCAAAACCCGGATACGTCAAGCCAAGATGAGAACTTCTAAATGACTATTAGAAGACGAGGTAAAGGCAGACGCGGCGCAATTCGAAGCGCCCAAGTGATACATGGGCCGGAGTTGGGCCAAAGCGATGCCGCGAAAGGTGATACACGAGCGCCGGTCGTTGATGTTATTGATGAATACGGTCAGACGTGGAATGACTGCAAGCTCCTGATGCCCGGAGGGGGAAGGGCAGGCGCGTATTTTCCTCCCTCTTCCCCGCTTTCCAGCAAAGTCACTTTTGACAAATCGTCTGGATCGGAAGTCGTTTTATGCTTTGGTGATGGGCTAAAACCTCAACCGGTGGTTATGGGGGCATTTATGCACCCCACGTTATCGAAAAAAAGGTTTCGAAAAAAAGCCGCAGAAATTACAGGCGCGGACCATTCAAAACTGGATTCAAAAATAAATGTAGACGACACCATTATTCCCGGTCTTGGCGGTGGGCGGCTTGTTTTGGGCGGGAATACAGATGCCAGAGTTGAAATCGACACGCGGTTTACGGGCACGGCTAAGAAAAAAGGACGGCCTATTTATCTCCATGTTGGTGGCGATATTTCAGAAGAGGGCCATGCCAGCAACGTCGTAATTACTCAATCCAATATACGTGCGTATGATAGATTGCTCTTGGCCCATTCAACCGGAATTCTAATTGAAAAAATGTGCGCGAAAATTGACCAACTGGAAGCGACCGTGACCGCTCTTTACAATTGGGCAAGGAACATGCACGTCAGCGCGCCCGGATACGACGACACAACTGGTTTTATTCAATTCCGAGCAGGAACACCGGCAGGCGGCGATGCTGCGGGGTGGGCACCCGCCTCCGAACCTTCACTCGTTATACCAAGATTTGATGCAGACTCTTGGTGTAACCCCGGTGGGACAACAGAAGGCAAACGGGTTGAAAATCTGGGGGCCATGTTACCCAGACCTAATTTAGCCGGGATCGGTTCTGATTCGGGCCTCATGTCGCCAAGCATTGGAGCCTCTAAAGGCACCGGCAAGTACACCGGATTTAGTCCTGTTCCTCTGAAACAGTTTCCCGCGATGACAATGCGCGGCCATGCGAAAGATCACAAAGGTTATCCGTCTTCTAGCGACTATAACAGTCTAACTTATTGGAAAGACCGATCCAAAACAACGGGTGCCGGTCAGTATTTACGTTTTTGGACAGACAAGTCGGGCGACCTCATCCTTGATACGACTAAAGCCAAAAAAGCGTACTGGTATGAATGGGACGGTAAAGCGTATATGCTTCACCGTGAACTGTCTCGTTTATGCGTTTCGAACATTATTAGAATCTCTCCAAATTCTCTTTGGTCTGAAGACCACAAGTTGCCCAGCGGCGTTCCTCATCGATCAGGGCAAGTGGTCTTGGATTTGAACAGTGCGCCTTTGACAAATGCTCTGACGGGCGGCAAATACTGGACAAAAGACAATTACAAAACCGGAGGTAACTAATGCCTAGTGGTAATCAGGCACCGGATAAATCCGCGTTTGGATTTGGGGATGTGGAGACAGGGCCTCTAGCAGATCTGCTGCGCGTACCCGTACCATATGTTCTCGAATTATGGGAAAGAGTGGGGGACACGGATACCCTAAAAAAGAGCCTATGTCTCCCGAACACGCCGGAATCCATCCAATTATCCCGGCCTGCGGCAACCTCAATCAATTGGACTTTGGGCAAACCTGTTCGAGAATTTAGCAAACTTCGTCACCGAAAAATCCAATTCAGGGGTCGGACGGGGGTTGAAATGCGAACCGGCTATACTCGAAAGGGCCAAGTGATGGGTCAACCGGGGCCGATCATTCTGCAAGAGTTTGATGGCTTTTTGAAAGATTACCAAGATGCTGCCAACGCTGCTTCCCAAGCCCACCACGGGCATTCGAGCCACTGGAATAACCCTAAAGAAATCGTCATGGTTTTTCGCGCATTTGATGAACAAATTCATCTTTGTGTAGAACCCGTTGAGTGGTCTTTTCAAAGAGATACCGCCATTAGCAAGTTTGGATACCAATGGAACCTTACATTGGACGCTTGGAGCGTTTTCGACGCCAAAAAAGCGCCATTCGCGCTTGGCGCAGATGTTGGTGCTTTCGTAGCAGCTTTTCAAAAGGGCATTGATATAGGCACTGCCGGTATTGCGTTGTTCAACAATGTTATCGAAAACTTTCATAACGACCTGATTTCGTTGCGAGCGCCTCTCATCTCCCTTACCAACGGTATCGGCCTAGCCACAAAATCACTTCAAGCCATCAACTCTACCGCTAAAGCAGATGTTCTACACGGCATTTGCTCTGACTTAATTAACAGTAGCCGTTTGTGCATTACCGCCATTGGTGACATGGCCGAAGTTGCGGACGCTTACCAAGAGGGTGGGCAGTGGGAGCAGCTTTATGACACGTTCCAAAACATAACGGGCCTCACAGAAGATATACAGCGAAACGCGCTTGAGTTTGCCGGTCAAATGGGGTTTCCGTCTTCCGGCCTTGCTCCAAAGGAGATCCCCCATAAAACGCTTTTGCAGCCGTCAGGGCTCTCCCACCTTGGTGGGCCAAGGGATTTATCCGAAGCGGGGATCTATGTTCAAAAAGAAGGGGACAGCCCCTCAGATGTGGTTGAAAAGTTCGGCCAAGATAAAACCAAGGTTCCCGCACTGGCTGAATTCAATGGTTGGGTAGACTCCTACCACGATTCGCAGGGAAAGCCTTTAGGCCCGGGCAGCGTTATTTATATTCCTGCCGAATGGGTGGCCGAGGCTCCGCAAATGCTCAAGCAATTGAAACAAGCGCCCGAATTATTCTTTACAGATTTGTATTTAGATCCGGCAACGGGGGATCTTGCAACGTTCGGCACCGATAAAAAGGATGTTCGAACGGTGCGAGGCACCGCAAACATTGAACAGGCAATTCGAAACCGGCTTTTGACAACGCAAGGCGAAAGCGCGATGTTTCCGGCCTACGGCTTGCCGTTTAAGCCGGGAGATGCCATCACTGCCCAAATCTCAGCTACCTATATAGCTTCACATTTGAGCCACCAACTTATGCGGGATATACGGGTCAACGATGTCGCAGAAATTGTTGTTACACTCGACGGGGATACAGTGTACGCATCTATGGCAATTGAGCCGACAGCAGGGGCCAAAATATCCGTCATTTCACCCGTGGCGACCGCGACGTAAGGATAGCTGCTGACACGTCAAAAGCTCAATGCTAAGATGGCTCCGAGGATTTTTCTATGGTGTATAAAGTACGAAGTTCGGCAGACATTTTGAAAGCACTGACTTCCCGTGTTGTTGCGCGAAGCGACTTGGCGGATATTGCCGAGGGCTCTGTGATCATGCACATTTTGGCAAGCGCGGCTGAAGAGATAAACAATGTAGAGCTTCGTCTAAAGACAATTCGGGATTCGTACTCTTTCGATAACCTTGTCGGGACCGATCTGGATGAACGGGTGGCAGAGCTTCCCCCCGAAGGATTGACGCGCTTAGGAGAAACAGCGGCGGCGGGTAGCGTGTTGACTCTTACGCGAGATTCAACCGACATAGCCGCAGAGTTGGTTGTACCGGAAGGCTCTCTTTTTTCTCGTAGCGACGATTCCTCTTTGACCTACTCAACAACTGCCGAGATAACTTTTGAAGCAGGTTCCGCGTCCGTATCGGATGTTCCCGTCGCCTGTAGTATAACCGGCACAATAGGGAACGCGCCTCAAGGCATAATCGATGTCGTTGAAATGGCTCCCGACGCCGTGACCGGCGTTGTGCAAACAACCACGTTAACCAACGGATCGGATGAAGAAACCGATGTTCGATTAAAGCAGCGCGCAATTGCGTATTTAGGATCTCTAGCTCGCTGTCAGCCAAACGCCTTAGAATATGCGGCCCTTTCTTTTATCTCGGAAGCCGGTGTACGAATGCAGTATGCAAAATTGGCCGAAGATCCAGAACGACCCGGTTATTCTCGACTTGTTGTAGACGACGGTGCAGATGCACCCAGCGTTGACGAACATCCATCGCAACAACAAGGCCAAACGTCCCGAGGACTTACGCCCAAAGCAGGCCAGAGCGTTATTTGGCACGAGCGACCGGCCACACAACCCATTGAAGTAGTGAACATCTATGGCTCGGACGGCGGTTTTACAAAAAGCCTAAAAGCTGTAGACGGCGATTTCGTTTCTGTGCCCGAACGTGGATTGGTGTATCTGAAAAAACCTCTCACCCAAAGCGACGAATATCAGTGGGCTATTTTGGGGGAGACATATAAGATTTTCACAGGGGCAATCGCGGAGCTTCAGGAAGTCATTGAGGGCGACACGTCATCGCCCGTGGATTTCCCCGGTTTTCGTGCAGCCGGAACGAGGGTTAGGGTAATACCGGCAACCGCGCTTTTTACCCAGTTTGTAGTTCACGTTGTTCCGGTTTCAAAGATCACAATCAAAGACGTATCCGCAGAAGTGAGACAAGATATTATCGAATACTGCCGTTCACTCGGACCCGGTGAACCTCTGTACATTGCACGGCTTTATGATATTTTGTTGGACAACCGAAATTTACTCAACATTCATATTTACGATGCTACCGAAATCCCTTATGCCGCCAAAGAAGACGTGTATCCGCAAAAGTTTGCGTCTGTTCGGACAACAGAGAACCTAATTGCAGTCGTAGCCAAACCCGAGGGGGGATAAAAGATGGACAAAGTACGTTTTGAGGCTTTGGAAAGGCTTGACCTTGTAGACGCAGATGCTCTTCAAGACCTTGTGTACACATACGTTATGGAAGCCATGGGCGGCATCATGGGCTATTCTGTCGGTGGTGCGCTGACAAGAATCACATACGAAGACGCTTCTGTTCCCCCGAGTTACGGCATGACGCTGGGACCATTTCAGTTCTATCATGTCCTTCCTTCGGAGGGTGACGGTACAGTAAACGCGGGTTTTCGCGGACGTGTTGTCACGTACAGGCCGCAAGATGGTGGACAAGGAGCAGTCCCCTCTTTCACAGATGCTCGAAACGCGGCAAATACTTGGTTTACTACCAACGCGGAGCTTTTAGATAGTGTTATCGATGGGGAAACGGCTTCTGGAAACAATGTCGTAATTCCGCCTATAGCCGGGGCCGACTATATTCTATGGGCAAGACCAATAGAGGTTGAAACCGACACAGATGCGCGACGGCGTTGGAATGTTGATGATGGGAAAGAAGATCCTGTCTCTCTGAAAACAAGAAAAAGAACCCGTGTCGAATTCCAGTGGAAAAAAAGCCAACCGTCCTCTAGCTATCCCATAAATCCAGACGATATTCCATGGACCGGCGTGGCCAAACTTTTATGGATACTGATGAGTACGGACGATGAGCCGGGAACGGGCAACAACAAGGCCCAACTTATTCCGATCAGCGTGTGGGATTCGCCACAAGAATACGCCAGCACAAAAGAAGACGTTCGAGTCAAATCCGACGCCAATGCGTTGACGCAAGATGTCTATTTTCAAACAGAAAAACTCCCCGATACCGTTGCCGGACAAACGTGGGCTACGATGCAGAGCTACGGCACCCACGACGTTGCCCCCCCAAATCCTGCAACTCAAACGAATGACCAAGGCGGCGGCGGCGCAACTTCGGTTAGCTATTTGATGAGTCCGGGGGCAACGGCGCGTGCCGATTTGCTCAAACACGGGCACCTTGATTATTCAAACGAGAATCATGGGAACGCGGCCTTTGGCCTAATCCAGATTCTCCACCTTATGCGTTCTCGCATAAGGGCGCATTTGGGCAACAAGAACGGATGGGAAAACGAAAACTTCTTTTGGTCAGGCGCGCAACCATGGTGGGCTTTGCCAAAACACGGGTTGCACCAACTGCAAGAAAATATCGAAGCAGAAGAGACCGCACGCAAAGCGATGAAAGCCACGTTGGTGGACGCCATTGAGTCTCTGGAATTTCGACAGTTTCAAGACGATTCAAAAATATACGGCTATAACCAAGAGACTTGGGAAAACGGGTACGCCCAAGGCGCACTGCAAGATAGCTGGAGTTTTGGCACGGTCCCGGTAATGGCGGGATATGGCAGGGTGTACACGCCAAAGGCAAAGGCTAATGTGCATGACGGCATGTGGCTCACCAGTGACAATGTGGGTGATGCGGACTATGAACATCTTCCTCATTACGCCCCGGGCACGCCTGACGGCCCGTCAAATTTTAGTATGACGAATGGTGACAGATCTCAAGCTTGGGGGGTTAGCTGTGGGCGAAATATGCCGGGGGAAAAGACCGACTATGATTGGTTGCACAACGGCATTAAAGATGCCCATTTTACTGCCGATGAGGTAGGCGTTTATTATGTAACCGCTTTGAACCCGATGCGCTGCCACACCATTGATGTCGGTCAAATTACTTTTGGAGAAACTTTCATTGCTCCCGAGCAATCTCCGAGCGGCCCGTTTGGGACTGATAACGGTGCGGTCTTTGCTCTCGCCCAATCTACTTGCAAAAAAGTCGGTATAATTTCCCGCTCCAAGCTGAAGCATCCCGGCGGTAGCTTGTATAAGGGGGACGTTCCCGTACACGTTTTTCTAGTACGGCTGTTTGCTATTGTTGATATCAATACAAACAACAACCATCAACATCCCAGTGAATATGAGGCAACCGACTGGATTATGGAATTCTCCATTACGTTTTTCGGGCGAAAGTTCCGAACGCAATACCCCTCTGAACTTGTTTCGGAAATCTTTCAGGGCTAAACGAGGAATAGAAATATGTCAATTACATCCTACGCAGCCGGTGTCGCAGATCCCGAAAATAATTCAACAACCGATCCAACCGTTGTTCAGGGGGATGTTGCTGCCGATAAAGAGGTCACGCTATATGGGGACGCCTCAGACACTACAAACAACAGTTGGCCCGCAGCAAACGGAAGTGATGTCACATGGGCTTGGTCTTTGCTGAACAAACCAACCGGATCTGCGGCCAATTTCAAAACTGTGAACGGCGTTTCTACAGCGACCAGCCAAAACCCCGTTATTGAAAAGGTCGATACTTGGGGAAATTACCGTCTTTTTTTGGTGGCAACCAACACCACAACATCCACAACAAGTGAGTCCGATCCGCTAAAAGCGCCGGATTCCGCCTTTGTCACCATTCGGGTTACCTCCACAAATTCGGGGATTCAGAAACCGGCTGCGGGGGAACGCAATTGGCATGATGAATTGCATGTATGGGCCGATAAAATCGATGCAAATTCGTCCAGCACTACGCACACGCTGAATGCCGGAAACACCGATGTCGGAAATGCGACAGGCGCAGATCTTGTCGTGCTTACTCAAGGGGGAGCCGCGTTTGATCCTGCAAATACGGCCAATCCTTTGCACAAGCATCGTGGAGATCATGTCGATAGAGCAGGGTATCAGCTACAACCGGACGGGTCTTCAAGTGCATTCGGTTTGGCCTATGCCGGGGTGGTCTATTTAGAAGAAACACCGGACGATACAGCGGCTCCAACCGTCCTTACACAAGAACGAATTGTCTATACCGGAACGGCAAGTGTAACAAATTCTGTCAAAGAAATTCAGGTAAACTCACTGCCCGAAGCAGGCGCGAACATCAGCAAAATTGCGTACATACACACCGTTATTACTTCTGATTATATCGAAAAGATAGTCAATGCCGTAGGCAATACCCTTGCCGGGGACAGTCTTCTTGTACCAAACTACCACATCGCGTTTTATCTCCGAGAAACCGTAACTGTGAGTAACTGGGCTGTTGCATTGCAAGACGGTGGATCAAACGATGCTCCATCGCTCGCTACTGGTTATAGATTTCAGCTTCAGACAGCCGTCGATGCGGCTGCGCTAAAAGCGGGGACATTGGTCGCGATTGCGAATTCAACCATTGAACCCGTCCCCACTCAATACCACGGGGCATCGGTGAACGAAAGTTCTCACTTAAACGCAAGTGTTGGGGCAGGTTCTTACCTTTGCGTGGTATGTATAAGGCACCCGACAGGCTCGACATTTCTA